AGTCATTACAAATTCATTTTTAGAAAGTCTAGCAGGAACGTCGTCTGCTCTTTCTTTTTTACCAATAGGTATAAACCCACCAGTTCTCATATCCATTTCTCTACCACCTAAATTCATTAGGCCGCCGTCTGCCATTTTTATATCAGGAAATTTTGTTTTTATATATTTTTTTCTATCAACATTAAATATAAGATCTTCAAAATATTCAGCTTGTGGAAGTTTGTCTGCTTTTGGATCTCCTTTTTCCCATAAACTATACCATTCTCTAAAACTTGGAGATCTTGTAATATCACTTACATCTAAACTTTCTAAACCTATTTTGTCTGCTCTTGTATTTGAATCTTCCATTCTTTTATTTATTTGTTTTTCTTTTTCTAAAAAGTAAGGAAGAGCATCTCCTAGTTTTTCATCTTCCAAATTTTTAGAAAATTTATTTGTTTCTGTTTCTTCTTTATTTACTAATGCGTCATATCTTTTTTGTATTTCGTTTAATTCTTCTTCTGAAGGATATTTGCCAGAAGCTATTAATTTTTCTGCATCAGTCATTAAAATATCACCTTTATTTAATAAACTATCTGCTGATTCTACTAATTCAGACGCATATCTATTTGCACCAAAACTACCTGTTGAAGATCCATCAGATCCATTTTTTAAACCTATTCGTCCACCATCTTTTTTACCTTCACCAAATAATTCACCCATTAAACCTTCATATTCGTTTTCAGATATTTCACCACTTGCTCTTAATTGTGGTAAGTATAATTTATAAAATTCCATTTTTCTATCTTCAGGCATTACCTCGTCTATATCATTCATCATAGCATTCATAATAGCCATTTGTTCTGATTGACCTGGTTGTACTGTTACTTTTAATTTATCTACTAAAAATTCTTTTGGTTTTTCTTCAACACTTTCTACTGCTGCAGGTATACCACCAAAATCTGGGTCTCCATCTCTTTGCATTTTCATTGCACTTCTTGAAACACTTTCTGGAGTAATCATATCTAAAGATTCTTCAAGACCCATTACACCCGCAGGTCCTTGAAAGTCATATTTTAATACATCACCTAATTGTTTTTCTGTAATTTTATCTTCTAAAGAATCACCACTTGATGTTGGTCTATCGTATTTACCACCAAATCTATAAAGAATATTATTTAAAGCTGCTTCTTTTAAATCACCACCATTAGCTAATCCTACTCTACCACCGGCTCTGTATCCTGCTGCTTCGATTGCATCTAAAATTTCTTGTTCTGTGAAGCCATAGGCTTCCATAGATTGTCTAATAGCAAATGCTCTATTTGAATTTTCTGAATCTATTCCCGCCTCATAGTCAGCCATTTCTCTATCATAATCCTTTTGAGCTCTTCTTGCTTCTGCTACTGCTAGATCTGTTGTACCTTGACCTATTGGTATTGCTGCAGCTTTTAAACCTTCCATACTAAATAAATTGTTTTGTAGAGTATCACTAACACCTGATAAATAATTTGAACTTGTTTCTAATGCACCTAAACCACTTTTAGCAAATCCTGGATCCATACCCATTGCTTTGTCTCTAAAGAACTCTCCTGCACTTGGAGTTCCTCCTGTAGTTCCATATTGTCCTGCAGGTCCTACTCCTGTGCCTGGAGTTCCTGGCGCTGATAACGCACCAGTACCTGCCGCCATTAATGCAGACAGTCCTGAAAATTCTCCTTCACTTCCTTCTTGTGCAAGTTGTGCACCAATATTTAAACCACCTGACATTAAAGCTCTTGATAACATAGTATTACCACCAAGTCCCATAAGTCCTGGGGCCATAAATGGAGCCGCCGCTGCTAGAAAAGGTAAAGCAGGTTTAACTTCATTAGGTATTATTTTATCTAATGCTCTTGAAATTGGTCTAGTTATTTTTTTTAAAAATCCCATAAATTTATCTTTGTATTATACACTGAAAAGCAAGTTCGCAAAACTTGTAAATAGGCGAGTAGAGCACAATTTACAAGACTTTTTGCTTGTAGTCAATCTAGAATATGTTAGCGCCAGCGCCTAGATTAATCTCTTCTACAGTCACTTTTACGTCTCTTCTTATGTGTTCTGCTTTAGTATCTGTGTTTGTGTTTTGTACATCAGCTAACGCTTCAGCGTCCGACATATACTCTTTACCTGTTACAGTATTTGTTAAGGTTACTTCACACTTAGGTGTAATAACTGGTACTCTTTCACCGTTAATTATTTCATATCTAACGGATGCTTCTGTTTCTATAAATGGCATTATCTGTCCTCTCTGTTTATTTCTAATATTGCACAAGTGCCTTCGAATATATTTGCTGAAGCAGCTTGCAGTTGTAATTTATCATTCTCTTCTAACACAATTGAGCCATCAGAGACAGACTTAGAATCTCCTGAGTTTACAGTATGTTCAGCAAATTGAAAAGCAGTTGTTGCTGAATTATCATATAAAAATGCTTTTATTTCTGTGTTTCCACCACCAACATTAGCTGTGTGTATATTCTGTATTATAGCTCTAGAGTTAGAAGGCACAGTGTAGATATCTGTCACATCAGTTGTAGTTAAATTAAATTGTGCGTTTTTATATATATTTGCCATATTAATTTCCTGAATTAAACCAAGTAAATCTTTCACTTTGTTCTTTAAGTTGTGTTAAGTATGTGGAGTTTAACTGTTCAATAATTGTAGTTAACGCTCTGTTAATTTGTCTTTGATTATCTTCACTATATTCTCTTTTAGGTTCTGGTAATCTTACTACTACTTTAGTCATTATCTTCTACCGTCTGGTTGTAGGTCTACTTGAAATGTACCAAATCTCCAAGTCTCACCTAAATTTATATTTTCAATCTTAATACTTGCATATCTTCCTCTAGCTCTTGTATCTACTTTATCAGTTGTAGCATCAATTGTAAATGGACTTAATCTTGTAGCAGCTACACTATCGGAAGGATAATCAGACACTCCTATAGTTACTTGATTGTTACCTGTTAGCACTTTAAAGTTAGGTAGAAATCTTCTCATTGCTAAAAAAATTTCACTTTGATTTGCCTGTAAAGAGAAATCAAATGATTGTACAAAAGAAGTTAAGATAGTTGTACTACCATCTGGATTAACTTGATCGGTCCCCGTTTCTTGTTCGAAGAATACTGAAGCACCTAGTCCTGATTGACCAATCACTACAGGAAAAGTTCCATCATTACTACTATTATAAGCAGTTGCATAAGGTTTAGGATATACTAAAGAATCAATCCAAGAAGTTCGAATAGAGTTAACATTTACTCCTGTGTACCAATTACCCATTGGTAATTGTCCATTACTTTGTCCATAGTTAAAAACTACATATCTATTATTAAATTCTGATCCGGCTGTTGGATACCACCAAACTACTTCTGTAAATAGATTATTAATCCCAGCATTTACTTGTTGACCTTTTGTAGTATCAATATCATCATAAACATAATCTTCAACTGAACAAGGTAAAGTATTAACAGTACCATCAAAAGAGAAGAAACCATTATTACCCATCCAATAAGCAACTCCATCAATTTCAATAGCTGCGTTCTTACCTATCAATCCGCAGTTAGTTCCTACTTGCTCAAACCCAAAGGTAAATGGAGCTCCAACAAATTTCATAGTATATAATGCGTTATCAGTCCAAACTAGAATATTTTCTTTTGCAACCAAAGCACCCGTAATTTTTGTACCATCTTGAATTCTTTGAGTTCCTGCAGTGTTAGTAGCCTCTGGTGTGTACTCATTAATATTTTCATCTATTGAAAATCTAATAAACATATCATCTTGAGTAGATGGATCGCCGATTGTAGTTTCTGTTCCAAGATGAATTAAGTGACGTGTTGTTGGAGAAATTAAAGTAACTCTTGTTGCAGTAGGATTATTTGTTGTTGTAAATCCAGATGTTGTAGTAGATGCTCTTGTTGTTAATCTTGCAGCTATTGCTGAATCCCAAGTAAATGTTTTTCCATTTGCAATCGTTGCAACTAAGACTTGACCAAAATTACTTAAAGACCAAAGTCCTGGTTCAAGAGTTACAGAAGCTGCATTAACCGCATTTCCCCATCCCGTTCCGCCAATAGTTGATCCATAAACACCTACACCAAAACCATAACCATAAGTTTGTGCTGCAGGTCCAACTTGTTCATAAGGAACAACATCTATACTGCCTCCTGTTGCAACCGTTGCCGTAGCATTTGTAGTTTGAGTAATTGTAAATACTGTATTACTAGTAATAGAAGTTACTTGAAATAATTTATCTTCAAAGTCTGCATCAACATAACCTGTACCCACTGGTAAAGTTACATTATCTAATAAAATAATATCTCCTAAAGATAGATTATGGTCTGTTCCTGTTGTAATAGAACAAATAGGTGATGCATCTGTTGTAGCAAGTGTTGCTGAAGTTAAAGCTGTTTTTAAAGGAGTAATATCATAAAGACCTCCTTCAAAATAAAGTAATAAAAATTTATCTGTTCCTAATGCAACATACCTGTTACCATCATTATCAACAAAAGCGTGTTGTTTTCTAACAACCCCTACAATAGATTCATTTAATAAAGATTGCCATCCCCCTACTTTTTCTGGTAGTCCATATCTAAATCTAACATTATCAGAATCAACCCAACGACCTGCTGCACCCACACTGGTATCTTGCTTGTCTATTCCAGGAGCAAACTTAATTTCAGTAAGCACGTTTATCTCCTATTGGTTTGTTGATTTAAGTAACCAGCCTTTAGTAGCGTTGGTATAAATAAAAGTAACACATTGGTTGTTAACATTCATTGTATAGTCTGAAGCCGCACCATTAATATTTGAACCATTTCTAGCCACAGTAACTGCGTTTGTTGCAAAACCTCCAGAAGCAGAACCATCCATAATAGTTACTTCATCAGCAATAGTAGGAGATGCAGGTAAAGTAATAACTACTGTGTTTGCTTGTGTATCTACAATTATCTGATCATTATTAACTGCTGTATATGAAGTTACACTTGAAGAAGTAATAGTCTTCATTCCTTTTTGAATTAAAGCTAATGCCGTGTCTGTTCCATCTGATCTTACAATTAAGTTAGCTCCTTCAGGAACAGGAACTGGATTTGAGGATCCAGCTGTTTTAATATTTAAAGTATAATTATTTGCTGTAGTTCTATCTGTTGCATCTTCTATAATATAAACTCTGTTAACTGTACCCCCTGTTGATGTTGCAGGGATAACTAAATTAATGCTGGCTGTCATTGTGCCAGTTAGTTTTAAATAAATATTTTTACCATTTGCAGATGACGATCCATCTGCTAAACTTAAAGTTACATCTGTACCTGATGTCATAGGTACTTCTACATAACCTGATGCTGCTGCTTGTAATATTTCTAAATTAGTATTAGTAATTGTTCCCCAAAGACCTGCTTTTTCTCCGGTTGTAATTATCTCTAATGTTAAATCTGATGAGTAAGTTGATGCCATATTAATAAGGTTTTATTGGTGTCCAAACCATTGTTGCTCCTGGTATTATATCATTCCACGTAATAATTCCTGGTTCTACTGTATCTAATGATAAAGTGGACCCATCAGGATTTACTAATGCGTTACCTGTTATTGTAACATTTCCTGTAGCCAACGTCAATGCGTTTCCTGTAGCGTTTATATTAGCATCTGCAGTAATTGTAAAGTTTCCAAGTCCTAATGATACTTGAGACCCTGTAACGTTAAAATTAGCATCTCCAGTAATAGCTAAAGTTCCAAGTCCTAATGTTAATCTATTTGGGTCAACATTTTCTACAATAGATTCAGCAATAATTCCTACACTACCTATAGTAATGTTTAATTGGTTACCATTAACATTAATGATAACTCCTGTGTCTGGTGCTACGGTAGCGAAAGGGAATTCCGCAAATGATCCAAATCCTAACATATAAAATCCTTAAAAGGAGACAGGGGGTATGTGGTGGTGCCCTGTCTCCATCTAAAGATTATATCATCGTTTAAACCAAGAAGGAAGACCTAAATGTGGGCGCTTGTCAAACATATTATCTTTAGCACCCGGTGTTTTACGGTTGTTATAATGAAGAAATACTTGAGCACAGTCTTTACCTTTAAACTTTTCTCGCCAATGCTCTAATTCACAACCAGAATATACTAACATATCCCCTGGTTTTAAATCTACTTTAATACCTTTTTGACCTTCTTTACCTGATGGCTCTAAATAAATAGTCCAATCATCACCACCTAGATTCATAGTAGTTGATATTTCACAACTAAATCTATCTTTATGTCTTTTAAGTTCATCACCTTTTTTATAGATTCTTGCATAAGTATAAGATGGATATAGTTTTAATCCTGTAGTCTTTTCCATAATCGGTTGACACTTCAACATTAAAGTCTCCATAGCAATATCTGAATAACTTGAATAAGTATTTGGAATCTGTTCGTCTGCTCCTTCATAATAACCAAGTAATGTTTCATAAGGTGAAATGTATCTAGCATTACGACAGGTATCTAATACTTGTCTTTTCATATGAAAATAGTTGTAAAGAAATAAAGCTAAATCTTTATCTATTGCTTGTTTTATAATTACGTATTTATTTTTTTTAAACGACATCTTTAGCCATCTCTTTCGGTACTGCTTGGATATTCCAATGTATAAATCTAAAAGGCTCTTTACCAAAGTCTACACTAAACTCGTGTTCTAGAAATCCTGGAAAGATAATTAATGTACCAGGTTGTGGTTTAAAATGAATAAGCTCACTACCACCCCATACACCTTTTTGATCTTTCATTTTTAATTTTGTAGCACGTGCTCCTGTACGTGGCTCGTGAAATACTGGATACGATGTTTTATCACTTGCTTTTAAAAAATAGAATCCAGATACGTGTTGATTCCAATGCACGTGTGCTGAATGATGACCACCACCTTTTTTTGCAAACTCTTGTACCCACATCTCACTAAACATAGTAGTATACTGTTGCATATCATAACCTTGATGATCTAAATATTCCCAAGATTTTTGACCAATGTAATTTCTAAAATCTAAAAAATCATTATCAGCTGTAAGTGGTGTTGAATGATAGGATCTTCCAAAATCACCGTGCTCTTTAATAAAAGCTTTTTCTCTGTTTCTTGCATCTTTGATATATTTATTAGATGCTTTAGTTAATGATTTAATAAACTCTGGTTTTTGTTCTGACCAAATAGTTGTGTTAAAATAATTATTTATATACATATTATTTAAATGGATATCCTAGGTTCCACATCACCAATGAATATCTAGTTCCTTTTGTTACGGGTTTAACTCTATGCCATACAAATGATGGAAAGACAATAATACTTCCTTTAGGTAATATCTCTTTTGCTTGTTTCAAATGTTTAGCTTCATCTCTCATATGCGGATCATAGTTTCTAAAATCAAATTCTAATTCACCACCTTCATATTCTGAACCATCGGTTAACTGACAAGTCATAGATAGTTTTCGAATTTTACCCTTCTCTGGACCTTCTTTTTCATAAGGTTTATCCCAAGAATCACAATGCCAATCATAGTATTGATTGAGTTTATATTTTGTAAACTGACAAGACTCTGATCTATCCCATTCAAAATTCCAACCTGCAGATCTATTAGCTTCGTGAATATAAGGATGTAGTTCTTTATAAATCCAAGTATCATTTAACCAAACTAAATCAGAGTTTCTTTTTCTTTTCATATCTCTAATTTGATCTTTAGTTAATTCTTTATCACCATAGCCACCTGTTCTTGCCATAGTCTCAGCCTGTGTTAATCCATATTTTATAATGTCATCACAGATTTTAGGTGGTATCGCTGATTTAAAATACCAGTAATAATTAGATATATTCATAGGTTATAGTCTGTACAAAATTCAAACTATCTTTCTGATTATTAGTTAGATAATACATATTCGTTGATGGAAACATAATAAACATATTATTTTTAAGTTCTATGTCCCAACTTCTTCCTTTACGTCTATTATCTTCATAGTGTATTCGAACATTACAATCTTTAACTTTTACACCATATAATAATGTAAAGTCTGGAGAGTTTCGTAGATCCACTGGATCAATATTTAATAAAGGAATTGTTGTCTCGTTGGGTTTATAGATATTTCCCCACGTTGATTTGTTGACTAGATTAATTCCATATTCAAGACCAATGTGATCTCTCATATATGTATTTAACATATCCCAAGTTCTTGAGAATGGAAAATCTTTGTTTGAATAAGTTGATTGTAAAATGTCGCCAGTTAATTTATTTCGGTCGATGTCCCAATACTTGGGCATCTCTACATCACCAAAATATAATGCTTGTTCTGTTAAGACTTTCTTTTGCATACCACCACCATTTTTAATTTATGCTAAGCTATTTGTCAAATCCCAAGTTGTATTAGCTTCATTCCAAACATAATGCCATCTATGAGTATTAGCTTCGTTTTGTGAAGTTTGTTCTTCTGTTAATGCTGGAGCATCACCAATTGGTGATTTCCAAGAAGCTGATTCATTATGTTTTACCCAAGATGCATATGGTTTTTTAGGCCAAAAGATTTGATCGTCCTCGTCCCAAGTATAAC